CTCATTTTCTCTGCATGAAGCATTTGTGCATCAGAAATTAATTGTTTTGTTCGTTGTTTATTTTGATATAGCTTCGCTCCTGTCTTTACACCCAACGATAATAAATTCAACCACATTATTTTTTTATCTCCTCTATAAGCATATCAATAACATGTTTTGCTTTTTCTAAATCTTCTATTTGTTTTTTCTTATCTTTATGCTTTAAATTATATCTTGAAATATATTTAGTAATATGAGTTTGACAAGCATTAAAGTCATTTGCCATGCAATAAGTCAAAGGCTGTATTTTAAGGTTCTTATAGTGATTCCCTGATACCTGGTCAGAAAATGCTGAATCGTTGGTCTGTGTGGCTCTGTGGCTCTTTAAAAGGGTCTTTTTTAATGTATTTGAGGTCATAATAATTTTCCTATCCATTTTCCTGATTTATCCTTTAAAAAAGGTTCTATAATAGGTAATCCATTTTTAATAACAGAGCAACCAATAATTGGCCTAGCTTTTTGTAGCTTATTATATCTGAAGGCTAATGATTTACTGTCTATCATGCACCCCACTTGAAGCCCATAATATAAACCTAAACTGTTGCCAAACCACCGAACACCCATTAGCGAGTGGTAATGTCCAGAAACGCAACTCATTCCCATACTTTTTGCCAATGCCAGAATATCAGGAGTTTTTCCATGGCAAAAATAAACTTTACCTAATGGAGTTTCTATTACTAAATCGTCGTGCCATTTCCAACCCTTTCCTACTTGTAAAAAATCATTATATTTTTTTATATATGCTTTTGGTATTCCATGTTTAAATGCTCGTCTAAATACTAAGCTTCCATGATTGCTGTCCATTAAATCCATTTGGGGAAATAATTTTTCTAGTTCTTTTATTGTAGGTAAAGATAATCTTAATTCATCTCCAGCACTTGGTAAATCTGGGTCACTGTCATGAAAAGACATGGCATGTTTATCAAGTTCATCACCTATGTGAATGACTTTATCAAAATTTTTATACTTAGATTTTAAGGCTTTAAGGTAAGGCAATAATTCTGGAACTGAATAGGGTATGTGAGTATCAGAAATAATGAGGACATTTTTATAAATCATACAAGTTAGACTTGTATATTATTTTGATAATAATGTAAATATTACATAGCCCATAGCACTAATTAATGAGCCTGTTGAAATTAGTAAAATTTTCTCTAATCGTTTTACTCTTTCTTCTATTGAATGAATTTTATCGTGAGTTAATTTTTGCATAATACGACAAAGTTTTTCGTGTGATTCTATTTTTTGTAATGCGTTTAACTTAGCCATTACTTTTTTTTTCTAGGCTTATATTTTTTAACTGCTTGTGAGATAAATATGTTTTTATACAAAGAAACCTTTTTGCCAAACTTCTTATCAGCTTTTCTTTTTGCTGATTTGTATGCTTTAGACTTCTTATTAAAAGATTTTGGTTTCCCTAATCTTTTTGGTCTAGCTTTTGCGTATATAGGTTTCTTTGTAGCCATTACTTCTTTTTTTTCTTTTTATCTTTTTTAGTTTTTTTCTTAGCTGGTCTTCCTCTTTTACTTCCGTAAGTTCCTTTTCCCATTGGCATAATATTCTCCTATTAGTTTTGTAGTTTTCCACCAGACCATTTTGTGTCTGGTAATCCGTTTGTATATGATTTGCCATCAAATGTCAGCACTTGTTTTCTATTAGAACCATTTGAATATGATATATGTACCCACCCTGATGATGGTTCTCCTGTATAATATTCTAATATTAGCTGATCAAAATCTACATGATTTGAAAGCCAAATTGCAATTTCAAGATTAGATACACCAGCTATTTCAAAATCTACTGCCTGTCCTTTTGTGTGTTGGCTAGTCTTTGATGAACCTATTGCCTCACAAAGTTTTTCTGAACGGAATCCTGATGTAATTGTAACAGGTTTATCATTAAATTTTGCACGACAAGGCTCTAGTATTTCATAACATAAATCGCCTAAGTTTTTAATTTCTCCACTACCAGCTTTATTTTTTATACCAAGCCTAATTCCTGTAGAACTTTTTTCCATCTCCTCTAAAGTAAAATTCTTGGATAACTGCATAATACCTACTTTTCTTTTGGTTTGTCTGTAGCTTTTTTAAACTTAGTTATGTAATGCTGTATTAATATTTCTTTTTGTTCTGCTTTTCTTAAATGTTCTTGTTTATCGTTACTTAAATTAGAGATGATGCCAAATAATTGTAATTGTTCATCTGACATCTTTTCTCTAGCATAGTCTTTACCATCAATAGTAATCATGTAGATTCCTTAACTTGCTGTATAACCTTGACCAGCAGTAATTGCTGAATTAATAGTAGTCATATCTTCACTACCCCAATCATCTTTAGCAACCATAATCTCTAAGTGTTCCACATTTCTGTCTACACAAGATTGTCTATCTTCGGCTGATTCATCTGCCATTTGTGTTCCAGCAATCACTTCATTAATAAGTGTTACTGAATGACCCATAGCTGTATAGTCTTGAGCCTTTTCTTCTGTTGTTCTTGCCATGTTTTCTCCTATTCTGTTGCTAGTGCAACGGGTTTATTTGTATCAAGTTTTTTAAATTCATCAATAATTAATTTAGGTTCAACCATGTTGTTTCTAGGGTCATTATCAATGAATTTTTCTTCTTCCCACTTATTATCCATGTGGAATTGTAAATTTTTATTATGTGAGTAACCAAACTGTGTCCATCTTGTAGAACCCCAAATGACTACTCCATGTTTTTCTGCTGATGCTGAAAAGTGATTTAAGCAACTATCTATACTGATAAAACCCTCTGAACCTTTTAACATTTCATGTATTTGCGACCAATGAAGATCACATCTAATTGTACCTTGATAATGTGGTTCGTTAGGTAAAACACAATTAATAATAGTTGTATCTTTATATTCTTCTAACAACATATTAACTAATTGCTGTGCTAAAAATGGTTGATAGTTTCTATTAGGGTTTATGTTTTGATATTGAACATTATCTGCATAATTCCATTTAGATTGACCACCAGATAATTGTATTAATATATATTTTTTTATTTCGTTTTTATCTAACCATTCTTTAACACTATCTTTATGTTGATCTGTATAAATTTTAGGTTTCATAGATGTATCAAATTCAACATTATGTAATTTACAATAGCTTTCTATTAAATGTTGTTTGCCAAATTGAAAATTAGATTTGTAAGGCTCACTATAATAAATATTATCTGATGCCATTATTCTAGGGTCTTGTAAAGGTAGTGTAGATTCAAATGCCATTTTAACATCTGGGTTTCCAGCAAAGCAATCTATGTAAGGTGTGTATATTTGAACTTCTGATTTTTTTCTAAGTTTTGGAATTAAAGATGTAAATGCAACACACTTACCAACTCCACCCTCTACAATATATGTATTAAGCATTATTTATTTTTTAATTCGTCTATTTCTGCTTTTAATTCTTTAATTGCATTGACTAATACTGGTACTAGATTTGCACCTGTTAATTTTAAATTATCAGTATCATCATTATCAATAATAACTGGATTATCTCCTTCAAGTTCTAAAATTTCTTGTGCTTTAAAACCATACCTTGCTTTACCATTAGGTGTTTCATTTTCTCTTGATTTTTTAAAGTTATATTTAATTGGATTTAATTGATTAACAAAATCTAATCCATGAGGAACTTCCTCAATATTCATTTTATCTCTTAAATCTGAAGTTACTGTCCAATCAACTTTAATTAAGGCATTAGTAGTTGAGTTATTTCCTATAACAACATTGTTTGAACCAGTTGTAATATTACACAAAGCAGATTCTGAACCAGAAACTTTACCAATAACAACATTATTACTTCCTGTTGTAATATTTTCTCCAGCACCTGATCCTACTGCAACATTATGTATTCCTGTTGTGTGAAGATAAAAAACATTTTGACCAATTGCTACATTACAGCAACCTGTTGTTGTTGAGCCACCAGCATTTAAACCTAGATAAGTATTTCTGTGTCCTCCTGTTATATTTTCTCCAGCTTGCCTTCCCACTGCAACATTATATTCTCCTGTTGTTAAATCTAGTAAGGAATTGTAACCTACTGCAACATTGTCACGACCAGTTGTTTGTGTTTTTAATGCTTGATAACCAACAGCAGTAGAATTACAACCTGTTGTGTTTACTTTTAAAGCATTATCTCCTAACGCAACATTACTTGATCCTGTTGTGGTACATGATGCAGCATTTCTACCAATACCAATATTACTACTTGCTGTATTTTTATGTAGTGCATTTACGCCTATACCTATATTGTAATCTCCTGTTGTATTACATCTTACAGAATCCTCTCCCATAGCTATGTTGTGATCACCTGTAGTAGTAAATACTAAAGCTGATTTACCAAGTGCTAAATTATTAGTTCCCTCAGTAATAGAAAGTCCAGCACCAGCTCCTAAACCAGTATTATTAGAACCTGTTGTTATAGCTTTTAAAGAATTAACTCCAACTCCTGTGTTAGCTGTACCTGTTGTGTTAGCACCTAAAGCATTTCCACCCACTGCTACATTAGAAGATGCTGATGTATTAGCGTCTAAAGCTCCACAACCAACTGCTACATTTGTAACACCTGTAGTGTTAAGTTTCATAGCATCTTTACCAATTGCAGTATTAGTAGTACCTGTCGTGTTAGCTTGTAATGCACAAAAACCTACCGCTGTATTTTCATCAGGGTCTGTACCATTATTAAGTTTTAAAGCACAAAAACCTACCGCTGTATTTGAATGACCTGTTGTGTTATCATTTAAAGCACAAAGTCCAACAGCAGTATTATTTGCACCTGTTGTGTTTGCATTTAAAGTTTCGTTTCCTACTGATATATTACCACTACCTGTGGTATTATTATAAAATGCACTTCTTCCAATTGATGTATTATTTGTACCTGTTGTATTAGTAAATGAGTTATTAAAACCTATTGCTGTGTTATCCGAAGCTGTTGCGTTAGAATGTAAAGCACAACCACCTATTGATGTATTAGCATCTCCTGTAGTAATTGCTGTACCAGCTTTATTTCCAATAGCAACATTATTATTACCACCAGATTGAACACTATCTAAAGCAGTATCTCCTAATGCTACATTGTCCGTTCCTGTTGGATAGTTACCATCTAGTTTTATTGTGCCATTTGCAGTAAAAGCACCTGTTGTTGAAACTGCACCTGATGTACTAATAACAACATTATCTGCTAATGCAGAATCTATAAAATTTACTGTGTTTGCTGAGGTATCTATTTGTGCAAATAAAATATCATCTGACCCATCATGTATATATAAACTCCATGTTGTACTTGATGGAGTATTTGTGTCTAGCCAGAATTGTCCAGCATATTGAGTAGTAGGTGCTGATGTTCCTGAGTTATTACTTGAAATTGCTAATAGAGCATTGTTAATATCTGCTCTAGTATTTGGAAAAGTTTGGTTTGAAATTATATAAT